TTTGAAGCTGACAAATATATTGCAGCCATTGCCCCTGAAGCGGCTGCTAACCTAGTCAGGCTTGGCAAGGATCGCAAGGTAGATGAAATTTAAGTACAAGCCAGATGGCGAGGTACTGAAGGCCTTCATGAAAGACAACACTTTCTTTCGTGGCATTCGTGGTCCTGTTGGTTCCGGCAAGTCTGTTGCTTGCTGTGTTGAGGTCTTCCGCCGCGCCCTTGAGCAAAAGCCAAACAGTGACGGTAAGCGCAAAAGTCGTTGGGCCATTGTCCGCAATACCAACCCGCAACTTAGAACGACTACAATCAAGACATGGCTTGACTGGTTTCCAGAAGATCAGTGGGGCAAGTTCTCATGGTCGGTGCCGTATACCCACAACATCAAGCAGGGTGATCTTGAACTAGAGGTTATCTTCTTGGCTCTTGATAGACCTGAAGATGTCAAGAAGCTGTTGTCATTGGAATTGACCGGCATCTGGATCAACGAAGCGCGCGAGATACCCAAGTCTATTATCGATGCTTGCACCATGCGTGTTGGTCGATACCCCTCCATGCGGGAAGGCGGGCCAAGCTGGACTGGTGTGATTGCAGATACAAACGCGCCTGAAGAAGATCATTGGTGGCCGATTATGGCAGGTGAGGTTCCGGTTCCTGACCACATCCCTGCAGAAGAAGCCAAGATGCTGGTCAAGCCCGATAACTGGCGTTTCTGGATACAGCCTGCAGGCATGAAAGAAAAACGCAATGAGGATGGTGAGGTCAACGGCTACAGCCCAAATGAAGAGGCTGAGAACACAAAGCACATGCTCAAGAGTTATTACCCCAATCTTGTGCAAGGTAAGAGCAAGACATGGATCGATGTCTATGTGATGAACCGGCTTGGTTCAATCCAAGACGGCAAGCCAGTCTATAATATGTTTGTTGGCGACACCCACATTGCCAAGGAAGAGATACCAGTTGCTGACAGCATGCCAGTATATTGCGGCCTCGATTTTGGGCTTACGCCTGCTGCCGTATTTGGACAGAAGGTAAGGGGGCGTTGGCTCATCCTACAAGAAATCGTGGCCTTCGATATGGGCATCGTTCGCTTTGCTGAACTGCTCCGCGCTGAGATTGCTACTCGATACGCTAACTCAGAGATTACAATCTTTGGTGATCCGTCTGGTGATTTTCGCGCACAGACAGATGAGTCCACGCCGTTCCAGATCTTGCGCGGTGCTGGATTGGTGGCGCGCCCCGCACCATCAAACGATGTTGCGCTGCGACTTGAATCTGTAAGCGCGCCTTTGAACAGGATGGTTGATGGCAACCCCGGCTTTTTGATTGATCCTCGATGCAAGGAACTCATCAAGGGCTTTGAGGGTGGGTATGCCTACAGGCGCATTCAGGTATCTGGTGAGCGATATGATGATAAGCCAGAGAAGAACCGCTTCAGTCATATACATGATGCGCTTCAGTATCTGATGCTTGGAGCCGGTGAAGGCAGGCAGGTGATGAATCAAAACGCCAATGCACGCGCATTCCAAGCCAAGCGTGACTTTGATGTATTCACGCGCCAACCAAAGAAACGAAGACAGGGGCTTTGGGCGCGCATGTAATTTGTGCGTTGCCCTGCATTAACGCAGGAGCGTAAGTAGCATTATGTGTATTTTCCAACGACCATCAATGCCAGCTGTTGATCCAAGTGTGGAAGCAGAGCGCAAGGAGCGCATGGCGCAGGAAACTGCGCAAGCGCGGCAGCGGCGAGATGATGCGCTTGATGATGAGGTAGCGCGTCGCAAGAAAGGTGTTGGTGCGCGCTCTTTGTTGTCTGGCCCAGGCGGCGGCATTGGCTTCTATAATGCATACAGGAATGAGTAATGCACGGCACAGCCAAGAACTTTCTTCAGCGTTACGAGAAGGCCAAGTCGCATCGCCAGCTATTCGAGAACCTGTTTGATGAGTGTTACGAATATGCTTTGCCGCAGCGTGAAGGCTTTACAAAACTTACACCGGGCCAGCGGCGCGATGATCGCATCTTTGATGAAACGGCTGTTGTCGGTGTGCAAGAGTTTGCTTCACGCCTGCAGAACGGCATATGCCCAAACTTTGCTAGATGGGCAGATTTCATTGCAGGTTCTGAAGTTGAAGCTGTCGATGCAGATCGAATCAATAATGAGTTGGATGAAGTCACTGAATATGTGTTCGAGATTATTCAGAACTCGAATTTCGGTCAGGAGGCTCATGAGTCGTTTCTCGATCTCGCGGTAGGCACTGGTTGTCTGCTTGTTGAAGAGGGCGATGCCATTAATCCAGTGCGGTTCAATGCAGTTCCACTGCCGCAAATAGTCCTTGAGAATGGACCGGATGACCGCATCGATCATGTCTACCGCGAGAGAGAGTTGCGCTATCGGGATATACCTCTTGCATATCCCAAGTCGGTGTTGCCGCAGGATTTTGCATCAAAGGTTGTCAATCAACCTGATCGCAAGCTGAAGATTATCGAAGTTGTCTGCCGCATGTATGACAAGCCGAATGTCGAGCGGTATGCGTTTTATGTCATCTCCAAAGAAGATGGCGAGTTGATCTATCAGGAAGAGTTTGAGGGTGCTGGCGCAAATCCTTTTGTTTGCTTCCGCTGGTCGAAGGCAGCGGGCGAGGTGTACGGGCGCGGGCCGCTCGTCAACAGCCTCAGTGCAATCAAAACAACCAACCTCACTATCGAGCTTGTTCTTGAAAATGCGCAGATGGCTATCTCTGGCATTTATCAGATGGATGATGACGGCGTTATCAACACGGATACGATCAATCTGATACCCGGCACAATCATACCCAAGTCACCAAACAGTTCAGGTTTGCAGCCAATCCGCGCAGCTGGATCATTTGACGTTGCCAATCTGGTTCTTGGTGACATGCGCAACAACATCAAGCGCGCGCTTTATAATGACATGCTTGGTGATCCAAACCGCACACCAGCAACAGCAACTGAAGTTGCAGAAAGAATGGCTGATCTTTCTCGCCGGATAGGTTCTGCCTTTGGACGCTTGCAAGCAGAGTTTATTCAGCCGGTGCTTCAGCGTGTTGTTTATATCCTGAAGAAGCAAGGGCGCATTGACGTGCCGACTCTAAATGGGCGCGAGGTTAAGATACGTTCTGTATCTCCGCTTGCTCAGGCACAAGCCAATCAAGACATCGCATCCATTGACCGCTTCTTAGAAATGGTAGGCGGGCGCTTTGGCCCGCAAATGGTGAACCTGCTTGTCTCTTCAGAGGATGCAGCCACCTATCTTGCTAAAAAATTTGGAGTGCCAGACACGTTGATTAGAGATTCAGCGCAGCGTGAACAGATTGTTCAGGCTATGGCACAGATGCAGGGAGTCCAAAATGCCCAAACCGGCCAAGGTCAGTCTTGATGGGTTTCATCGCCCTGAAGACCAAGACGAACAGATTTCATTAACGATTGCCTCATTATTTAGCACCGCTTCCGGCAAGGAGGTGCTTCGTTATTTGCGCTCGATCACCATTGAAGCAGTCACTGGTGGCGGCGTTAGCGATGCTGAACTCAGACATCTTGAGGGTCAGCGTTATCTTGTTGGCGTCATAGAGCGCCGCATCAAACATGCCGAAAGGATAAAGTCAGATGAACGAGACAGATAATGTGGAGGTCACTGAGACCGAAGCACCTGTTGAAGTAACTGTAGATCGCCCCGAATGGCTTCCTGAAAAATTTAAGACACCGGAAGATCTGGTGTCGAGTTACTCGCACCTTGAATCAAAGCTTGGCAAGAGTGACGAAGATTTACGCGCTCAAGTAAAAGAAGAGTTGCATCAAGAGCAGTGGGCAGATCGACCGGCTACTGTTGGTGACTATACAATCCCTGACAGCCTCGATGAAGAGGCTGCTGTTGGTGATGATCTTCTTAACTGGTGGGCGCAGTTTTCTTATGATCACGGCTTTGGACAAGACAAGTTTGAAGCTGGTATCGGCAAGTATGTAAATGCCCTCAATGGTGGTGTCAGCTTGGAAGAAGAACATGCCAAGCTTGGTGAGAATGCCGATGCCAGAATTGAAGCTGTCAAGCTGTGGTCAAACCAGTTCTTTGATGACTCTCAATATGAGGCTGTTGAGCGCCTTGGCGAAACAGCACAGGGCATCGAGGTTCTGGAAAAGATTATGTCAGCCATCAATGTGACGCCTGTATCCGGCAACGTCGAAGCATCAAGCCAGCTTTCAGAAGATGAATTGCGCAGCATGATGATGGACGAAAGATACTGGAAGCAAGGGAGCCGTGATCAATCATTCGTAAAGCGGGTGGAAGATGGCTTCTCGAAAATCTATAAGGGCTGATTACGGGCCATTAAGGGTTAAGCGCGCTACGGCAACACATGCTGGCAAGCTGCAACATCTCCTCCGTGTTACAGACTTGCGCGAATGCATGATCCATGGTGCCACGCCGTGGCGCGCTCTCCATTACCCGCTGACAGTAGATGGTGCCAGCACCTATTCTATTATGCTTGGCAAAACACCAATCTGCATGGGCGGGGTGGTACCCATTGATGTTGATGGGGATACCCGCATCGGATCGATCTGGCTTCTTGGATCATCTGTAATTGAGGATCATCCGCTTAACTTTCACCGGGCGATTAAAGACCTCCTCGATATGTACCAGCTGCAATGGGACATCTTGGAAAATGTAGTGCCACTAGATCACAGCCGCACGATCAAGTGGCTGGATAGTCTTGGCTTTCATTTTGCTATCAACCCGACAATCGTAAATGGCTATGCGGTATTAAGATTTGTGCGTTGTGCCTCTCACATAGAAGTGTCATTCGAGGAGGACGAACGGCCCGCGTCTAACTAATGGCCCGCAAGGATAACCAGTCGATGAACGAAGCGGACAACCGGGACTTGGTAAAAACCTAGTAACGAGGAAAGACTGTTATGGCGTCCACGATTGATGTCGCATTCATCAAGCAGTTCGAGTCCGAAGTTCACATGGCTTATCAGCGTATGGGTTCCAAGCTGAAGAACACCATTCGTAATCAGCAAGTGAGCGGGAACGTTGTTCGTTTCCAGAAGATCGGCACTGGTACTGCTTCCACCAAATCACGCAACGGTTCTGTTACCCCGATGGAACTGACGCACACCAATGTCGAAGCAACGATGGCTGATCACTATGCAGCCGAGTATATCGACAAGCTCGATGAGCTGAAGACCAACATTGATGAGCGTCAGGCTGTAGCAACTTCTGCTGCTGCTGCCCTTGGTCGCAAGACTGACGAAATCATCTATACTGCCATGGATGCGGGTGCTAACAGCACGCAAATCCATGATACTGGTTCGGCTATTGCAAAGGCCGATCTTCTCACCCTGTTCGAAACCTTTGGTACCGCTAACGTGCCGGAAGACGGTCAACGCTATCTTGCGATGCACCCGAAGGGTTTTGCTGATCTGTTCCTGATCGAAGAGTTTGCTTCTTCTGATTATGTCGGGCCACAGAACCTGCCATTTGCAGGCGGCATGACCATGAAGAACTTCCTTGGTTTCAACATCTTCTCGACCTCGGCAATCACGGCAGGCAAGAACATGGCCTACCACCAGAATGCCATTGGTATCGGGGTAAACTCGGAAGTCCAGACCGAGGTTAACTATATCCCTGAGAAGGTGTCTCACCTGACCACCTCGATGATGTCGATGGGCGCAGTTGTCATTGATGACAACGGTGTCTACGAAGTCCTCGATAACAACTAAGAGGAGGATTAGACATGGCTTATTCTGCATCTGGTCTGACTCGCATGGCAGGTGGTGGCGGTCATAGCCTCTGGTTCTATGACTCCACTGATGCCATGACTGCGGTTCGTGTTTCCGGTTACTTCAATGACGCAGCCACCATGCTGAATGTTGGCGACTGCATTTTTGTACTGGACAGCGATGCTCCGGCTTTGAGCGTCTCTGTGGTGTTGTCCAACACCGGCTCTGTCGTCGATATTTCTGACGGCACCGCGATCACAGTCACTGACTCTGACTAAGGAGTTTGGGGGCGGGTAATCTCCCTTCCCGCCCCCAATCACTTGAATGACCTCTAGTGCGGCAAACTCATCTGTAGATATCGCGGCGCGCGCTCTCACACTGATTGGCGCGAACCCTATTTCTTCGTTTAACGACACTGGTACAGAAGCAACCGTTGCCAGCAATATGTATGAGGATGTTGCGCGCGCGTCTTTGTCTATGGCGCGTTGGCGATTTGCCACAAATCAAAAGGTTTTGAACCTGCTTGTTGATGCGCCAACCGGCAGGTTCGATCAGGCGTATCAGCTTCCTGCTGACTTGCTCATGCTTCATGCCCTGACTGTGAATGACCTTCTGATGGATTACACGGTCTATGGCGATAAGGCATTTGCAAACACAAACGAGGCCGATCAGGTCGTTGCAGATTACACCTTCCGTGCAGATGAAAGCACTTGGCCCTCTTACTTTACTCTGGCTGTTGAATATCAGTTGGCTTCTATCTTTGCTGCTGCTATTGCGCGTGATGATGCCCTGATGAAAATGTTCGATGACAAGGCCAAGACGTTCATGTCACAGGCCCGCACGCTCGACTCACAACAACAGACAACTCGCAAACTCGTAACGAACAGGTTCAAAACTGAAAGGTTGAGCTGATGGCGCGGATACGAGTATCGCAGACTAGCTTCGATTATGGAGAGGTTAGTCCTCAACTGCGCTCGCGCACAGACTCTCAGGTCTATGCGCGCTCGGCGCAGCGTGTGCGTAACTTCTTTATTCGCTCTGAAGGTGGGCTTGAGAAGCGGTCAGGGAGTCGCTTGTGGGCTGCAGCACAAAGTGCTGTAAGCTACTCATCAAGTGCGGCAGGTATGCAGCTTCGTTTGGAGCCGTTTGTCTTTTCTGATGATGAGCAATACATTCTGGCATTCTCAAACCAGCGCCTTGATATATACCGGCTTCTTACAGATGGAACGGTTTCTTACATACAAGGACTGACCCAAGATACATCAGGCACCGCATTGCCATGGACACAAGCCAAATGCGGTGAGTTCACCTTTGCACAGGCTGGTGATGTGATGTTTATCACGCACACCACCTTTGCCATCAGGAAGCTTGTGCGTACCGGCTTGACCACATTCCAGGTCGAGACATTTGCTTTTGAGCAATCAACCGACACAAACAATACATTCCAGCCTTATCACAGCTTTCAGGATGTTGGTGTAACGATTGCGGCATCTGCAACTTCAGGCTCGGGCGTAACTCTTACTAGCAGTGCCAATTACTTTGAGGCAGGACATGTTGGAACAACACTCCTTATTGGCTCGACAGATGTGGATATTACTGGATTCACAAGTGCCACGCAGGTTACAGGAACCATCAAGGGTACACTTCGTCAACAGCTGGCTATTGACGCTCTGGAAACTGTCGAGGGTAGTACCAGCGTGCTTGTTACTCACGCGGGACATGGTCTTGCGCCGAGTGCTTCTATCACTATTGACCGTGCTGCGGGCGTTGGAGGTATCAGTGCGGCGAACATCAATGGTAGTAGAACGGTGGCGGCTGTCCTTGATGAGAACACCTATGAAATAACTGCAGGTGCCTCGGCCACCTCAACAGCAGTGGGTGGCGGTTCTCCTCGCATTGAGAGCGGTGCGGCAACAACAGAATGGGCCGAGCAGTCGTACTCAACTCTTCGCGGCTATCCTGCTGCTGTTACCTTTCATGAAGGTCGTTTGTGGTTTGCGGGAACGCAAGCGCAGCCCGCGCATCTGTGGGCATCAAAAAGCAATCGCTTTTTTAATTTTGATGTGGGGGCTGGCGAGGATGATGACGCCATAGATGTCTCTGCGGCTGTTGGCTCCTTCGATCAGATACGTCATCTGGTATCCAACCGTGATTTGCAGATATTTGCATCAGAGGCCGAGTTCTACATCCCTGCTTTTGCAACCACCCCTGTTACGCCAGCTACTGCGCAAGTCAGACGCCAAACGCCATTTGGCAGCAAGCGTGTCAGGCCAGAGCCATTGGATGGTGCAACGCTTTTTGTTCAGAACGCTGGCAACGCAGTTCGTGAATATATCTTCAGTGATACAGAAGGTGCCTATGTCTCAACTGATCTTTCGGTGTTGTCCACGCATCTGATTACCGATCCATGGCAGCAAGCTGTCTCCAAGGGTGCGATGGATAAGCCTGAAAGCTTTGCATTCTATGTTGGCGCAGATGGCAATCTGTCTGTGTTTTATTCTATGAGGGCTGACAAGCGGCAGGGCTGGATGCTGTGGTCAACAGCTGGCAGCTTCCATTCTATCTGTGCGGTGGGAAGCAGGCTGTTTACGGCTGTTGTAAGAGACAATGGAAGCGGCACCAACAAGTTCTATATCGAAGAGTTCCAGTCATCCATGCCGATGGATTATTGTCAGCTTTATAGCGGCTCTACTGGTGTGTTTTCTGTCAGTGCGAATTTCGCCAATGGGGCGGTTGTCAAGGTTGTGAGCGGCTCTGACTATCTGGGAGAGTTTACGGTTGCTTCTGGCAATGTAGATGTATCTGCCATTAGCAACAGCGTGACATCTGCTTATATCGGCTATGCCTTTACGCCTGAGATGAAGACCAATCCTGTTGATGGCAATGTTGGCAATGGCCCGGTTACTGGCAAGCCAAGGCGTATTACATCAGTCATTCTTGATCTTGAGAACACATTGTCTGTGTCTGTTGATGGCACAGATCTGATTGTCAGACAGGTCAATGATGACTTCAGCACAGCGCGAACAGCTGTCTCTGGCAAGAAGGAGTTCTTTGTTCTTGGGTTTGATCGTGACCCCACAGTGACTGTATCGCAGTCAGCGCCCATGACGCTGCAGCTGAACGGATTGACTACGGAGATGACGATCTGATGGACCCGTTTCTGATTGCACTAACAGCTTTTTCAACATTAGACAGCATGCGATCTGCATCTCGACAGGCGGCTCTAATTGAGCAGCAAGCAAAGGCTGATGCAGCCAATGCGCGTTTGCGGGGCCTTGAGACGCATAATGCGCGTCTTCGTAATCTTGATGTGGCCCTGTCTACCAACAACGCCGTAGCTGGCTTTACCGGCCGCAGTGACCGCAGCATCGATGCAATTAACAGGCGTCTGCGCGAGGATGCTTCAACGGATGTGGCGCGCAATGCGCAGAATACAATTGCCAATATTGCGGCATCCAATCTTGAGGCGAATGTTGCGAGGATGCGCGGACAGAATAAGCAGCGTGCCATTCTCCTTGATGGCTTGTCATCGGGTTATGTGAACTACCTCAGATTCAAGGATGTGACTTAATGGCTGGCGTTATTAAATCCAAGGGCAATGAGATATTCACTACAAATGTGCGCCGGGTCAGTGCTGACACTGGTGATAGTTTTGTAAGTGAGGCGTTGCAGCGCGCATCAAGCCGTATTTCTGATGCAATGTATAGTGATGCTGTCAGGACAGAAAAAGAAACCGGCAGGCAAGCTGCCATAAACGCTCCGATTAGGAATGAACAAGGTCAACTTCAGTTTGTTGATGTAACGCAGGATATGAGCCGCGTAGCGCGTAATGCTGCGCGTCCAATACTTGAGCAAAACTATGGTCGTGCATTTAAAGTCGATGCAGATCGAGCATTGGTTCAGGCCCGCGCTGAATCTAAAACATCTCAAGAGTTTCAGACCAAATCAAAGGTTGCGTTGGAAGGCTTGCTTGATGCAGTGCCTGAAGATTTTGAGTTTTTATCTCGAGCAGTAATTCAAGACAGCGCGGCTATTTCTCAAAATCAGCACCTTAGTGCCATGCTTCTTGATGAGGCAAGAGATCAGGAACGCATTCGCCTTGAAAACCTACAGCTTGATTATCAGGACCAGATTGACACTGTAGAAGCCTTGATGAGACAGGGTGAAATCGGCGCAGCCATGGGCATGCGTGATGCCATCCTGACCGACCTTGCAGAGACCGGAACAGAAGACGGCCTAACTGATCAGAATATTAAGGCAATCAGGGATCGAGTTGATAACGCCTATATGGGAACGTTGGTTCTGCGTGAAGCAGAGCGGCTTCTTGATATGGGTGATGAAGAAACTGTCATTCTGCTTGAGCGCGCTTTGCATTCCGGCTTTGTGCCAGACGATATGCCAGCACAAGCTCTGAATCAGGATGATGCAGACGACTTTAATGAAAGCAATCGCATTTCGATAACCAAGCTTATAAGCCAAGAACAGGTTGATTCAATCCAGAATCATGCTGTGCGCCAAGCTATTGCGGCTGATCTGTCGGTTCTTCGTAATAAACGATCAGCTGAATTGTCAGCCAATGCTAATCGCGTTGCCTCCAATGAACTTGCCATGCAGCTGTCTCAAGGCATTGCTGTTGCAGGAGGTCAGAAGAATCAAAAGCTGATGGATGGATGGTTTGGTGAACGTGGCATCCAGCCCAATGCTGATAGCTGGTCAAGTGATGCAACCATGCAAACGCTTGATAGCAACCCGCAGCTTCTGTCTGTGCTGACGCAAGGCAGCTTCATGCCCTTCTCACTGGAAGCCACAATGAAGGGCGTGGCCACTGGTAACATCCAGCTTGAACCCAACCAGCTGCAAAATCTTACCAGAATCTACAATCTAACCACCAAGGGCATTGGCATGGAGGGCAACATCCACAGGCCAAAGGGCTTTGATGATGCCACCTTGTCTTTCTGGGAGTCAGTTCACCTTTATGCTAACAGTTACGGCGCATCGCGTATTTCTGAAGGCGTCCAGTTTTTGAATATGGGCAACGGAAATATCGAGGAGTTGCAAAACTCTATCAAGATCAGTTTCAACAAACCAAATATGTCAGCTGAACAGATTATCACTGAAAGGCTTTATGCCGATCAGGGTATGCTTGATGGCAAGTTTTTCAGTGACAAGATGACGCCGGGAACAATCAAGCGTTTGATGCCAATCGCGCTGCGCGCCTATGGCTCGTTGCCGCCAGATCAGGCTGATGAAATTGTATCAGGTGCATATCAAGCAATCTTCACCGAAACAGATCTCATCAAGTCGCCTCAAAACCGGACTTATAAACGACACGAGTTTGCACCAGAAGCGTTCTATGGCACACGCGGCATTGCCTATGATGAGTTCCGCAACTTCGCGGCCAGAAAGATAAAGGCAAACACTGGCGAACAGGTTGATCTTGGCACCACGCATTTCCTGTGGCCATCAAATCAATCGACCAACAGGTCAATCATGTGGACTGTTGTTGATGCCAATGGTGAGTTTGTTCGAAACGCAAATGGCAAAGACCCTTTGATTATCAGGTCTCAAGAAATCAATTCGCTTCCTGCTATGCAAAATGCATTCAAGGTCAATCTTGACAGGAAGCTTGCACGTGCTCGCAGTTTGCGCGCTGATTTGATTGCAGGCACCACCCCCGAAGGTGAAGCAGAGAATTACATTACGAGACGGTATTAAGTATGGCTGTCCAAGTCCAAAGTTCTTATGTGGTTCCAGCTGATGTTGGCCCGGTTACACTTGAGTCATCTGATGTTGGCTTCTGGGACGCTTTTAAGGCCACCTTTTCGTATCAGTATCGTCCGCTTCTTGATCGTGTGGGTGAGGAATATGAGTTTGGCAGGCAACCATATGACCCATCTTTTGATCCGCTTACACCAGATCAGTACGCCGGATATGAAGACTACCTGAATGATCTTGCGCGTGCGCGTAATGCAGATCATCTTGCGTTTATTAAAAGCGATATTGATGCGCGCCTGCAAACCAAACAAACATTGGAAGAAGCTGGCTTCTGGTCTGGCGGTGTCTGGGTTGCAAGCCTGATCGATCCTTTGAATGTTGCTTTTGCATTGCCTGTGTTTGGCCAGCTTGGTCTTATGGCAAAGGGCGGCATGACTATACGTCAGGCAGCAGCAGCAAGTGCGCGTGGCTCTTTTGCTGCCGGTGCGGCTTCTGAATTGGTGCGTGCTCCATTTGACAGAACCAATACCTT